GTGCCTAACCGCTTCCAGCGCGAGCGTGACGCTTGGGTCCTGGACCCGGATTACGCCAAGATGGTTGTTCTGCGTCCGTATCAGCAGGTTGAACTCGCCAAGACCGGCGACGCCGAAAAGCGTCTGCTGATCGTCGAGTGGGGCCTGAAGGTTCTGGCTGAGAACGCCCACGGTTTGGCCGCTGACCTGGTGACCTCCTAATCGGAGACGGGGGGATCAGGGAAACCTGGTCCCCTTTTTTAACTTTTAGCCAAAAAATGACAAATTCAAAACTGTTTGACGTGAATAAAGACCTGGGGATCACCCGGACGTGGCACTACGACGAAGAAAAAGACGAGGCCACCATCCAGACGCAGCAAGATGTGTCTGCGATCATTGAAGAGAACAAGCAAGAATTTAATCAGATGGATGAGCGCGCACGCTGGGGAGAATGGTCCCGCGTGGCGTCGATTCCGCTGAGTCTCTACTATCAGCTCAAGGCTGAAGGCAAGCTAGAGGACGAGGCGTACATGAAGCGCTGGCTAAACGATCCAGAAAATCGTCATTTCCGCGTGCGTCCGGGGCAGGTATGAAGACGAACTACATCGCTGTCTGCACTCCTGCGCGTGACATGGTTCATACCATGTTCACCTACGATCTTGTTAACCTCGTGTGCTACCACACGTTAAACACCAACGACGCGATCTCGCTGAAGATCTCTGAAGGCACGCTGATCGCAAACCAGCGCGCCGAGTTGTCGCTGGATGCGATGCGCGAAGGCTGCTCGCACCTGCTGTTTATTGACTCGGATATGCGGTTCCCGCAGGACATGATCTCGCGCCTGCTGGCGCATGACGTGGATATTGTGGCGACTAACTGCGCCAGGCGCCGTATGCCTACCGGGCCGACAGCTCAGGTGTATAAGGAAAACGGCGACCGCGAGCTAGTCTGGTCGATGCCAGAGAGCACCGGCCTGCAGGAAGTTGGCTCTGTTGGCATGGGCGTGATGCTCATCAAGGCTGGCGTGTTCAAAGCGTTAAGTGAACCGTGGTACGAAACGCCCTGGCGTAGCGACAAACGTGGCTACATCGGAGAAGATGTGTTTTTTTGTAAGAAGGCACGCGAAGCTGGCTTTAAAATCTGGATTGACCACGATGTCTCAAAAGAAATCGGGCATATCGGGACGTTTGAGTTTAAGCACGATCACACCTGGGCAATCAAGGATCTGGAAAAAGCGAAGGAAACCTAATGGCACTGACGACATACACCGAGCTGAAGGCGTCGGTTGCCGACTGGCTAAACCGCACCGACCTGACCAGCGTTGTCCCGGACTTCATCGCTCTGGCAGAGGCTCAGATTGAGCGCACGCTGCGCACCCGTCAGATGATCGTGCGCGCCACCGCGTCGATTGATACCGAGTACAGCGCTGTGCCGGCTGACTTTCTGGAGACCAAGTCGATCAAGCTGAACACGAACCCGGTAACGGCGCTCACGTTTGAGTCTATCGACGCTCTTGATAGCCTTAAATCTACAACGTATATATCTGCGGGTAAACCCCAGTATTTCGGCATTGTGGGCGGCCAGATCCGCGTGCTGCCGGTTCCAGATGGAACCTACACCGCAGAGCTGATTTATTACGCGAAACTGACTAAGTTGTCTAATTCTGTCGCGTCGAACTGGCTGCTTTCGCAGGCGCCTGATGTATATCTTTACGGCTCGCTGATGCAAGCTGCGCCGTATTTGAAAGATGATGCCAGAATCCCGGTATGGGCTGCGATTTACACTCGGGGCCTCGAGGAGCTGCAGATTGCCGACGACCGCGGTGCTACCTCTGGCGGTGCCGTAATGATGCGGGCCAGGACTTTCGGATAAGGAGTGTTTTAAATGTCATCGTTTACCGACTACACCGAGAACCTGGTTCTTAACTGGCTTCTCACCACCAACAGCGCCACCCGCCCGACGGCGTGGTATATCGGCCTCTTCACGGCTGCCCCGTCCGACACGGGCGGCGGCACTGAGGTGTCTGGCAACGGCTACGCTCGTACCGCTACCGGCACGATCAGCGTTTCCGGCACTTCGCCCACGAATGCCACGAACTCAGCCGCGATTGAGTTCCCTGCCGCCTCTGGTGGTAACTGGGGCTCCATTGGCTGGGCCGGCATTTTCGATGCTTCCACCAGTGGCAACCTGTTGGCCTGGGCGGCTCTTAGCACCTCGCGAACCATCAACGATGGCGACGTGCTGCGGATTCCAGCCGGCGATCTGGACGTCACCTTGACCTAACGGATTATGGCTGCCTACGGCTCCGGGCCATACGGAGGCGGGAATTACTCCTACGGGGTAACGCTCGGGGCCGTAACTTTCACTGCCGCGTCTACCGCGGCATTTAGCGCTGTCCGGTATGCGATTGGCTCGTTTACTGCCGCCTCGTCTTCGACAATGGCGGCAGCTGCCAATGTCGTAAAGACCGCATCGTTTTCAGTATCCGCATCTTCTTCTACGTCTGTTAGCGCACAGCGCGTTGCGATAGCAACGGCTAGTGTCGCGTCCGCGTCTAGTTGCAGCATTTCCGCGGTGCGGTACGCCATTGGCGCTTTCACGGCGGCCAGCTCGTCGGAGATGAGCGCCTCGGCCGTCCGTTACGCGATCGCCTCGTTTGCTGCAAATGACGAAAGCGCGATGTCGGTCTCGGCCATCCGGGTGCCGATTATCTTTATTGAGATCGACGCCTGGGCCGATATGACGGTGAGCACCAGCGTCATCGTCAATCAGGCGGTGACGATTAGTGCCGAATCGTCGTTTGCCATCAATGGGGTAAAGGTCCAGATCGCCCCCATATTGATCGCATCTAGTTCTGGCATGAACATCAATGGTGTCCTAAAATGGACGCCAGAATCTGACACGGCAGAAACATGGACGAGCATCCCGGACACGGACGAGGTCTGGACTGCGGTTTCTGGCGCTTCTACAAGTTGGGTCGCACAAGACGATACCGCAGAAACTTGGACCCCTATTTCCGAAAACTCTGAAACGTGGCAGATTGCTGCATGAGGTGATAAATGGCTGATACGACGACAACCAACCTGCTGCTGACCAAGCCCGAGGTCGGTGCCTCCACGGATACCTGGGGCACCAAAATTAATACCGACCTCGATACCCTGGACGCCGTTTTTAAGGGCGACGGGACTGGAACGTCTGTCGGGTTAAATGTTGGATCTGGGAAGACTCTTTCTGTCGCTGGAACTTTGACAGTGACCGGAGCCTCTAGCACGATTGACGCTACGGCCATTGGCGCAACGACTCCAGATACCGGCGCATTTACTACGTTGTCCGCGTCTGGTGTGGCAACGCTTTCCGGTGGAACTCGCTCAGGATCTTATTACGACGCCAGCGGCGGCAGCAATGCTGTCTTCTCCGGGGTCGCCAGCCCGCCCAACTCGATGGGCTTTCGCAACCGCATCATCAACGGGAACATGGTCATCGACCAGCGTAATGCTGGGGCGAGTGTGACGCCTGCTACGGACACCTATACGCTGGATCGGTGGGGATATGCGGCAAGTCAGGCCAGCAAGTTCACCGTGCAGCAGAACGCGGCAGCGGTGACGCCTCCGGCGGGCTTTACCAACTACCTTGGGGCAACTGTTGCATCTGCGGTAACTATTGGCGCTGCTGATTTTTTCTGGATTCAGCAGTTTATCGAAGGCTTCAACATTGCCGATCTGGGCTGGGGCGCTGCTGGCGCTCAGTCAGTCACCTTGTCGTTTTGGGTTCGCTCTTCGCTGACCGGCACCTTTGGCGGGGCGCTTCAGAACAGCGCCAACAACCGCTCATATCCTTTCACCTTCACCATCAACGCGGCAAATACATGGGAGTTTGAGACCGTCACGATTGCAGGCGACACCACAGGCACTTGGTTGACGACCAACGGCAAGGGCATCCGTTTGAGTTTTGGTCTTGGTGTTGGCTCAGATCGGGCGGGCACCGCAGGGGCTTGGGCCGCAGCGAACTACGCATCGGCAACGGGCGCAGTCAGTGTTGTTGGAACCGGATCGGCCACCTTCTACATCACCGGCGTCCAGCTTGAAGCTGGCACCAACGCCTCGGCTTTTGAGCAGATCGACTACGGGCGCGAGTTGATGATGTGCCAGCGGTATTTTGAGGTTGTCACCGAATTTCAAGGCATGGTGATGAGTTGCTACAACACCACAGATGCCTATGGGATGCGGCCTTACATGGTCGTAAAGCGTGGCACACCAATTATTACGATTGGCGGTACAACTAGCCTGTTCACGGCAAACGCATCTAAGTCTGGAACATTGACCGCAAATAACATTTACACGGACTCAACAAATTACAAATTCACTTCTACAGGACTGACCTCTGGGTACGCGGGACACGCTAACAATACCGGGTCAACGGCAATTCAAATTTCTGCGGAGTTGTAATGTACAAACTGGTCAAAGATTTAATTTCCGGCGAAACAAAAATTGTGCTTCGCGCCAAAGACAACGCCTTCATCCCCTTCGACCCCGCCAACACCGACTACCAGCAGTACCTGAAATGGCTGGCCGAAGGCAACACGCCGCTGCCTGCCGAGGAATAAGCCGTGAGCGTCGAGGTCGTTAAAGTCGCAACAACCGCGCAATACGGCGGCAGCGCCAGCGCCGTCTACTTTGGCCTGACTGCAAACGAGATCGCGGCTTTTGGCGGCCTCATCATCGCCATCATCGGCTTGGCCGTGAATATCTGGTACAAGCACCAGCACTTAAAAATCGCCAAGCAAAAGGCAGAGGATGATGCTTGACTTCATACTCGGATTCGCTGTTGCTGCATTTATAGTCGGCTCTCTTATCGGCTTGATTAAGCTCGGCATCTGGGTGCTGATGTGATTGATCCGATCACCGCATTTGCAACCGCGCAGGCTGCGGTGGCCGGCATCCAGAAGGCGATCAAATTAGGCAAAGACATTAACGGCCTGGTCGGAGAATTCGGCAAGTTCTTCGACGCGAAAGACACCGTCCAGAAGGCGGCTAATGACGCCGGCAAGAAAGGCCAGTCCGACACGGGGAAAGCCATGGAAATCGTCATGCAGGCCAACGCTTTGCGCGAGGCCGAGGAGCAGCTCAAGCACCAGCTCGTCTATGGCGGATACCCTGAATTATGGGAACAGATGCTCATCCAGCGGATGAAAATCAAACAAGCCCGCGAGAAGGAAGAGCGCGCCGCCAAGATTGAGCGCAAGCGAGTAGTGGCCCAGCGTCTGCTGGCGGCTCAAATTATCGGAGGCGGCATTGCCGTCATTGTCATCGGCGTGATCATCATCTTCATCATCAGGCAGGCGATGTCGTGAGCGACGAGAAGATTAATCACAATAGTCTGATTGAAAGAGTTCTTTCATACGTCGATTCGCCTTTTAAATTATTCGCAATATTGCTCATGGCGATTTTTGCGTTTGCTGGCTACTTCATTTGGCAGAACCAGGCCTTTCTGCTTGGCGCGTACAAAGAACAGAAAAAGTTACCCGCCATCGCAGAGGATCGAGTAGAGGACGTTGCGGCGCACCTGTTTAAGAACGCCGATGCCGCAGTGGTGGCGATCTTCAAAGTCAATCCGATGTTTGGCACCCGCGTGCTGCATCGCGCATACACCAAGCAGGGCAGGGAGAAGGAGCACGAGGGTCTGGATGTCGGCCTGTTCACTTCCAACATCGCCAACAATAGAGACGTCGTGGCGCTAATGGCGGGTGAGATTCCGTGCGGACCTTACAAGACGGCGCAAAGCGAGATCGGATTGTGGTACATGGAAAAGGGTATGACCTACGGGTGTCGCGTTGGCGTACCGCCGGAGCCTGGCAAGCTGGTCGGCCAGATCACCGTGGGATGGAAAGAGGAGCCGCCGGATGTCGATGCGTACCGAGTTCTTCTGCAAATCGCAGCAACTATGCTTTCTAGGAGTAAACAGTAATGGATTGGCTCAAACAGATCGCACCGACCATTGCGACCGCGATGGGTGGACCTCTAGCCGGCATGGCGGTATCGGCCATCTCTAAGGCTATTGGCGTCGACGAGAGCAAGGTCGGCGACCTCATCTCTAACAGCAAACTAACGGCAGATCAGATTGCGCAGGTCAAACTTGCGGAGATTGAGCTGCAAAAGCAGGCGCAAGATCTTGGCCTGAACTTTGAAGAGCTCGCCGTAGACGACCGCAAAAGCGCTCGCGATATGCAGGTGGCAACCCGTTCTTGGGTTCCGCCTCTGCTGGCGGCGTCGGTGACAATAGGCTTTTTCGCCATTCTTGGCGGCATGATGTTTGGCCGTATGTCGGTGGCAGATAACACGGCGCTGACAATGATGCTGGGCTCTCTAGGCACCGCCTGGACCGGCATCATCGCCTATTACTTCGGATCGTCTGCTGGCTCGCAAGCTAAGACCGAACTTCTTGGAGGTAAGAAGTGAAAGAGAATTTTGAATCCGCACTAGAGCACGCTCTTAAGTCGGAAGGTGGTTTCAGTAATCATCCCCGCGATCCTGGCGGCATGACCAACCTAGGCGTTACCAAACGCGTCTGGGAGGAGTGGGTCGGCCATGAAGTGGATGAGAAGGCCATGCGAGCGCTGACACCTGAGACCGTCGGACCGATGTACAAAACGAAGTATTGGGACAAGATTAAGGGCGACGAGTTGCCCGCTGGTGTCGATTACATCGTATTCGACGCGGCCATTAACTCCGGCCCAGGCCGAGCCGCCAAGTGGCTGCAGACGGTGGTCGGGGCTGTTCCTGACGGGGCCATTGGCGCGGGAACTCTGGCGAAGGTGGCCGCTATGCCTGCGGCCGACATTGTGGAAAAATACCAGCAAACCCGTTTGCAGTTCCTTCAGAGCTTGCCGACATGGGATACTTTTGGCAAAGGCTGGGGACGTCGCGTCGCGGAAGTTGAGGA